GAAAATTCATAATCAAAACGCTCATCAAAGAAGCACTTCTTTTCTTTTATTCTGACTAAGGAAACCCCATAAAGAAAAGAACCGAGCATAAGTAAAGGTATTTGAATCAGAAACAAAGAGTTATTCTCCAGGAAAGAGCCTAATAATGTCAATAAATTAGCATTCATTTTATCCCTCCAACCTAATCTTAATACAGATTGAACCAAAAGTACAAGGTGATTTTTATCCAGCTGCATTCATGGATCATAAAAATTTTGTTCCAATTTTTAGTCTTTTGTTCCAAATTTGTTCCATTTTTCAAAACACCTAAAACCACTAGCAAAGCTGAAAAGAGGTCATTTTGTTCCATTTTTAGCCTTATACTCCAAATTTTTTTATAAAAAAATCATAACTGATGTTTTTAGTGATTCTTATATTTTTTTAGAAAAAATAAATAATATATATATATACTAAAAAATGGAACAGAACCGCCAAAAACCGCACTGCAACAGCGTTTGAGCTGTTCCAGATTTTAAAACCAAAATGGAACAGAATCTAAAATCTGGAACAAAACTCATAAAACCTTTTATTTACCTACTTCAACCTCTTGTACTTTTTCAAAAGCTGTACTATAATTGAGATAGAACAACCCACAGACTCAGACTCTCCATTGTTGCAAAAAGTTAGACGCTGTCTAACTTTTAAAATGTGATAGAAAGCACGTTTGCGAAAAAATCGAGATGCTTGAGGGGTGGGTGGGGTCAAAACTTTTTTCGATTTGCCAAAAGACCGTCGGCCGCAGTCAAATATATTTTTCCGCGAAATTCACGTAGGGGGTTAGCTTAAAATGGGAAGGCATAAAAAACCGGTCGAACTAAAAATTATTCAGGGAAATCCTGGTAAAAGAAAATTGCCGAAAATCAAAAATCTAAGAACTGATGAAAATTTTCTTCCCAGTTTTGAGCTTGATGATCATGCTCAGGAATACTTCAACCACTTCCATGACATTCTCAAGGAACAGGGGGTGTTGAAGTCCTCCGACATTATGGAGCTGACTATGCTTGCCTACTACAGTGGTAAGTTCAAGGAAGTGACTGAGATGCTGAAAGGTCAGAATTTCTCATGTATGTCTGACAAGGGTAACGAATACCAGAACCCTTTATGGGGATTGCTTAACACATTCCAGGATAAGATCCAGAAAATGCTCATTCAGTTCGGTATGACTCCTGTTGCAAGGGATGCCGTTTTCAACAAGATTGAAGAAACTGAAAACCCATTCCTTGAAATACTGTAAACGTGAAATACTATGAGTGTAAAACATTTCTGTGCAAGAGCTGGTTGTTCGAATCTGGTTTCAAAAGGTCAGAGGTTCTGCCCGGAACATTCACAGTTAAAAGTCTACTGTGCTCATGTGGGTTGCACAGAACAGGTATCTGTCACTGAGCGATATTGTGAAAAGCACCAGCCTAAGAGACTTGCAGACAAACATAGAGAAAACGCCAACAAGCGAGGATATTCTTCCAGATGGAACAGAATCAGCAGACTGTTTTTGATTGCCAACCCTGTATGTTCAAAATGCAGAAAGGCTCCTGCCGTTCTGGTCCATCATATAAAACCCATCAGTGAAGGTGGAGAAATTTATGATCCGCAAAATCTGACAGGTTTGTGCGCTTCGTGTCACGCTAAGATTCATGCAGAAATTTCCACACGTAAACATAGCTAACAAGTATGCCAGAGAAATTGTTTCGGGTAAAATCAAATCCTGTAAATATACAAGATTAGCCTGTGAAAGATACTTTGAAGACCTCAAGAGGAATTTTCAATATAAGCTGGATAAGAACAAGGTCGAAAAGGTATGCCGTTTCATAGAGCTTTTAGTTCACGTCAAAGGTAAATGGGCCGATGAAAAGTTTCACCTTTCACCCTGGCAGTGTTTTGTAATCTGTAACATTTTCGGATGGGTGGACAAGATTACAGGGTATCGGAGATTTACAGAAGCCTATATTGAAGTTCCCAGAAAGAATGGTAAGAGTTTTCTAGCATCGGCTATCGCCCTTTATATGTTCATTGCAGATGGTGAAAAGGGAGCCGAGGTTTATAGCGGTGCGACTACAGAAACTCAGGCTTTTGAAGTCTTCCGTCCAGCAAAGGAAATTGTAGAGAAACTGCCTATGCTCAAGAAGGCTTTTGGAATTGAGCCTTTTGCAAAGTCTATGTTCGCTCACTCTTCTTCATCAAGATTCAGACCTGTCAAGGGCAAGCCTGGAGACGGTGCCTCACCCCACTGTGCAATAATAGACGAATACCACCAGCATGATGATAATACTTCGTATTCTGCTATGAAGACAGGTATGCCGGCAAGAACCCAGCCTTTGCTTTTTGTTATAACTACAGCCGGATTCAATCTTGCAGGTCCATGCTACAAACAGCATCTCAAGATTCAGAATCTGCTCAAGAAAAGTATAGAGAATGACAGGTTATTCGGAATAATCTACAGTATAGATGACGAAGACGATTGGACTGATATTGAAAACTGGAAGAAAGCAAACCCTAATTTTGGGATTAGTCTTTATGAGGACTTTTTAAAACAGCAGTTGCTTACTGCCATGCAGGATGAAAGTCAGCAGAATTCTATAAGATGTAAGCATCTAAATGAATGGGTAAGTGCAGACACAGTATGGCTTGATGCTATTAAACTTGCTTCCTGTGCAAGTTATATAACTTTGGATTCTGTAAAACATTTACCTTGTGTAATTGGTTTCGACATGGCGGCCAAGATAGATATAGCTGCTGTTGTTCTGCTGTTCTATGATGAAGACAAGATTTATACTTTCTGCAGATTCTATCTACCATCGGCAACAGTAATAAAACGTCAGCAGTATCAGGAATGGGTTTTCCAGAATCTGATAGAGAGCTGTGAGGGTGAGATTATCGACATCGATTACATTACTGATGATATTATGAAATTCTGCTCTACTTATGATGTCAGAGGTATCTGTTATGACCCATGGCAGTTGCAGTTATGGGCTGATAAGATGTCTAAGGAAGGTTTGAACATGATTGAAGTTCGAAACACAGTTCAGAATTTTTCTGAACCGATGAAAGAGCTTCAGGCATTGATATATAGTAAGCGTTTTGTATTCGAAAACAACCAGGTCTTATACTGGATGCTGACCAACGTAGTTGCTCACTACGATAAAAAAGACAATATATTCCCCAATAAACAGTGTAATGAAAACAAGATTGACGGAGCTGTGGCTATAATCATGGCTCTCAATTATGTAATACGTCTGAAGAATGCTGAAGACCTGACTCAATATCCGTTGGTGTATCACATATGATTGATTATAAATCTATAGTTTTTAAAATATATACTATTTCTGAATACAGGCATAGTCTGGGGGCAAAGTGCCCGTTGTGCAATACATGGAACTGCTCCTCCAATACTGGAATAAAAATAAGGAACAATAAGAAAATCAGATACCACAAATGTTCGAATTGCGGACTTAAATATAAGTCTTTTGAATTAATCAGTACTTTTACTGATTAAATAGGCATTAATAGAGCATTTCTAGGCTTTTACCATTAGAATAAGGGTAGGAGTCGGGGAAATGTTTTCATTTTTAAAAAATCTTTTTAAAAATCAGAGTAGCAGTAATGAAACAGTAACTGCTGCTTCTATTCCTGTACCAAATTATTCAAGCACATATATAACAGATTCAGAAGCCTCTAAGCAGGTAACTTTCTACACCTGCGTGAAGATTATTTCAGAATCTATTTCCCAGATGCCTTTGATTCTTTATGAAAAAACCAATGGTGGCAGAAAAAGAGCAGAAAAGCACAGTCTGTATAACATTCTCAAGAAGAACCCCAACCATTGGCAGACAGCTTCTGAGTTCTGGTACTGGGTTGTTGAAAACGTCCTGACCTACGGAGTTGCTTATGCTCAGATAATCAGACTGAATAACAAGGTTGTGGGGCTCTACCCCATTCCACGTTATGCAGTCAGTGAAGTCTGGGAAGGTAACGACGTCCGTTATTATGTAACACTTGCTGATAACAGACAGGCTCTTTTGACACAGAAGGATGTTTTCTGTGTAAGAGGTGAAACTTCTGATGGCAAGAGACCTGTATCTCCAATCTGGATTCT